ATCGGCGAGACCTGCTGATTCAGGCATACAAGGCGGCGCTGGCCGAGGGGTTGTCCGTGGACGAGGCCGTTGCTAACGTGTGTCGTTACTTGTCGGGCGATGGCGCAGGGTCCGCATCTTGAGCGTGTCCATGCGGGGCGGGAGATATGCGGGAGGTGTCGAGCGGTTAATGAGTGAGCGCAGCGCCGTTGAGCGGCGGAGGTGAAACTATGAACGCCAAGCAGTATTTGAGGCGAATTCGGTTTTTGGACAAAACGATAAGCGCTAAGTTGGAGCAGATTGAAATACTCCATGCCCAAGCGACAAAAATAACCGCTGTCTTGAGCAATACCCCCAAAGTTGAATCGTCCGAAGAACAGGACAAGCTGGCCGCCACGGTTGCAAAGATAGTGGACCTGAAAAAGACGTTGAGGGAGGAACTCGAAGAATATATAAGCCTCAAGGCTGAGGCCATAAGGCTCATTAACAGCTTGCCGGACAGTAGACACCGCTTGGTGTTGATGCATCGCTATATAAACGGCCACACCTGGGAACAGATCGCTGTGTGTATGCACTATACATACCAGTGGGTGCACCGCTTGCACGGACAAGCCTTAGTCGAGTTTGAAAAGGTGATGCAAGGCGACAAGAGTTGATAGAAGTTTACTATTGACATATGCTAAGGTGTAAGTGGAGGAATCTGAAAAGCTATCATCACCCAGCAGTTTTTCTTGGGGTTGCCCCGGTTGCCTCCGCCGGGGCCCTTTCGCGGGGGCGGTTGGGCTCATAACTCGGGCGTTTTGCGGCTATTGGGAACCGGGTTGTGTGGCCTAGCCGCTTTCGCATTTTCGCCCTTGCAGGAGGAGGTGCCAAAATCGAGTTAGTCGTTTGCAATCACGTTGACGCCCCAGAGTGCCACTTGTGGGGCATTAGTGACGTACATCTGGGGAGTCCTGACTGCGATGAGGACATGTTTCTGGAGGACATTGCGGCCATAAGGGATGATCCGGATGCCAGGGTGATCCTAAATGGGGATCTCCTGCAGTACGACACCAAGAAGAGCAAAGGTGATGTGTACCGCCAGATGTATCCTCCTGGCCAGCAGAAGCGGATCATGCGGGACTATCTTATGCCCATCAAGGACAAGATCCTGGGCATTATCGGCGGGAACCACGACGAGCGAAGGACGGAGGAGGACGCAACTCCCATCCTGGACATCGCTGAATGGCTAGGGGTTCCGTATCTAGAGGATGAAGGGCTGTTCAAACTGCCGGTGGGTAGGCGGCTCAACAAAAAACCGTTCGTCTACACCATTTATTGCACGCATGGCTGGACGAACTCCCGATTCATAGGTGGCAAGTCTCTTAACTTGCACCGCTTGAGCGACATCGTTCTGGCCGATGTTTACATGATAAGCCACACCCACACACCTATGGTCTTTCCCGACAGCTACTATGTACCCGATCTCCGCAACAACAAGGTGGACGAGCGGCTTCGCTATTATGTGAACACGGGCAGCTATCAACGGAGAGGCCGATATCCTAAAAGCAAGGGGCTGCGTCCCGCGGCGCTGGTTAGACCGATTGTTCTTCTCAGCGGCAGCGAGCGCCGAATTGAAGTGAAGGTGTGACGTTGAGTTCGGAGGTTAGACAGATGAGCTATGCTGAAGAACAGCTGAAACACCTAGAGGAGTTGTCAAAAAAAGAGCCTAGGGATTCTATCTTGACTGAAGCACACCGGTTGGTTCACGGCCAGCGCGGCCAGGACTACGGCCATCCCTATGAGGATTTCTCACGCACGGCCAAGATATGGAGCGCCATCTTGGGTATCGAGGTGACTCCTCAGCAGGCCATCCTCTGCATGATCGCCGTGAAGATCAGCAGGGAGTGCCATCGGCCCAAGCGGGATAACCGCGTGGACATCGCCGGATATGCCGAGGCGCTTGATATGGTGGTTAATTACCGCGATCACCACGAGTCCGCTTAGAGCAGGGCGCATTGAGTTGGCTCGTGTTGAAGTAGCCCCTAGCTTATCGCTGGGGGTTTACTTATTGGACGCAGCTTTTAGGGTATAACATGCTACGATCCATCAGCTTCCTAGACCTTGTATGATTTTGGTTGGTTGCCGGCGCAGACTGGGAATGCTCGGGCTGCGCCGGAGGGGACTAAATGCGCAAATGGTTAGCCGGGGTGGGGGCGTGGCGCATTTAACTTGAAAGGGTGAGTCTTTGTCTCTCAAGGCGGTGCCCAAACCAGAGAAGCGGATCAAGAATAGGGCGTTAAGCAAAGCCATGCGGGAGGAAACACCCTATTGCGAACGGTGCGGCGCACCGGGGTATGGGGGTATGCACCATATCAAGTACCGTTCCCAAGGCGGGGACGATAGAAGGGAAAACCTTATCCGCTTATGTATGCGGTGCCATGACGGGGTGCACCAAGCGCGGTACGACTGGCGGGAACTTGTTGCTATTGTCGCTAAGCGAGAAGGGAAAACTGCTCAAGAAATAGCGGACATAATTGGGGTGGTATTATGAAGGGCTACACAGCGGTTGCAGGAGGTGATCCAGCCATATCCCGCTGCAGCAACAGCGGTACACAAGCGGGAGGTGGTCATGTCGGACTTGTGCATTCGATGTTCGAGAAGAAACAGAGCATTACTAAGTTTTACGTTAAGGATTTCCGGCGGTTTGGGCAACCAAAGCTCAAGAAGCCCAAGGAGCTATATCGCATAAACCCAGCGTTTTCGGTAGCGTATAACCCTAAGTGCATGTGTCAGGTGTTTCTGGAGGGCAACGATGTTTGGGTAAAGCACAGGGATTACTTTAGTCCATCTCTCGTAGCCCCAGAAGACTATGGTAAGACACTCAACCAGCTATGTGACAAGTACATGAAAAAAAACAGGAGCAAAAAGTTCGTGTACGAAGATGCTTGGGGCGACATCATCGCAAGAGCCGAAGCGTGGATACTACTTAAAAATCTTATGGCAGACATTAGAACCGGAGTGTTCGCCCTCGACATAGTGGCCAATATTCTAAGGCAACAAGAGGAAACGCACTCTATGGAGATATACGAATTGTGCTGCACACCAATGGAAAGATTTTGGGAGCAAGTGATCTTTGGTTTGATTAAATACCAAGAAACACGAGCGTGAGACGGGGATTGGAGGAAAGTGATGCAACTCCCGCCAAGCTCTGGCGGTACACAAGCGGGAGGTGAGCGCCTGTGTGACTCTTTCTCTCGAGCAGGTTCTCAAGCTCATTGAGGAAGGGAAGTTCTACAAGAGTACCATCTGGGAGAAGAAGCGCCTGGAGATTCTTGAACGGGATAACTACGAGTGCCAGGTCTGCAAAGAAGAAGGCGGATTCGCTCCGGCCACAACGGTGCACCACATACTCCACTTGGAGAACAGGCCGGACCTGGCGCTTGATGATGATAATCTCTTGAGTGTGTGCGCTGCGTGCCACAACAGAGAGCATCCGGAGCGGTTTATTCACCGGATTGTGCAGCGCAAGAGAAACGAGTTGGCTGAGAGGTTCCCGGAGCGGTGGTGATGCCCCCCCGGTCAGAAAAATCGACTTGCAAGAGGCTTTGGGGACCGGCGGGGGGGCCTGCCAATACAGATTTTACGCCGTTTCATGTGAGGCGTGGTCACTATAGGGGGTGAGGTGGTGTGGCCAGAGCGAAAAAGAGTCAAATTCGAGAGCAAATCAGACAGGACTTGACAGACCAATTGGAGCGTCAAGGGGTGTACGGCCAGCATTACCTTGACCTCATCGAGGACTACATGGCCCTGTGGGACACCAAAAATGCGCTGATTGAGGACATCAAGAAGCGCGGGGTAATGACGAAGTACCAGAACGGCCAAAACCAATGGGGTTACAAGAAGAACGACAGCGTGGGAAACCTTGTCAAGGTAAACAAACAGATGCTGGAGCTGCTAAAGGAACTGGGATTGAGGGCTGCAAACTTCGAGGCTGGTTCGGATGACGACGAGGAGATGTAGGCTGTATATCGATGACTACATGGAAGCTATTGAGAGCGGTAAGATACCCGCCTCCAGGCGGCTCCGGAAGGCTATGCCTTACATCAGATCCAAGCTGGATGTGCCAGGCGTTTGCATCGATGAGGAGAAGACGAAGAAGGCCGTTGAACTTATCGAGAAGTATTTCGAGATTAAGTTGGTGCCTTGGGAGCTCTTTATCATTGCCCTTGTTCACGCCTACTATGAAGACGGTACGCTGGTATTCACGGAGTTTTTCATCTTGGTGGGGCGTGGCAACGGGAAAAACAAATTCATCTCAGGATTGACCTGGTATCTGACTACGCACTACCACGGAATCCGGGGTTACAACATCGACATCATCGCCAACAGCCAGGAACAGGCCATGACTTCCTTCAATGACATCTACGAGGTGCTGGAGCTGACCTGGGCCAAGTCCAAAAAGTTCTTTTACAAGACCAAGCAGATGATTGTGAACCTCAAGACCAACAGCTACATCAAGTACAACACTTCCAACTCTAAGACTAAGGACGGCCGCCGCTCTGCCTGTCTGGTGTTTGATGAGGTTCATGAGTATGAGAACTGGGACCTTATCAACGTGTTCCGAAGCGGATTCGGAAAGCGGGAGCATTCCCGGATTTTCTACATCACCACCAATGGCTACGTCCGCGGTGGTGTTCTGGATGAGCTCCTGGAGCTGTCGGATAAGGTGCTGTCAGGGGAGATCACGAATCTGCGGTTCCTCCCTCTCATCTATGAGATTGACGAGGAGGAGGAGCGGGATGACCCGGCCATGTGGGTTAAGGCCAATCCATCGCTGCCGTACTTCCCGACACTCAAGTTTCAGATGGAGCAGGAGTATGAACTGGCGAAGCACCAGCCGTCCATGGCCAGCGAGTTCATGACCAAGCGCATGAACCGCCCGGCGGTGGATTCTTACACCGTTGTGGCCCCATGGGAAAAGGTCGTGGCTACCAACCAGCCGATTCCTTGGGACAAGTTGAAAGGTCAAACCTGTATTGGGGCCTTTGACTATGCCCAGATTAACGACTTTGCTTCCTGCGGTTTGCTCTTCAAGTACAAGGGCAAGCGTTACTGGATAGAGCACACCTTTGTGTGCCACCTGGCGCTCAAGATGGAGAACCGGAAGATTAAGTTCCCGGTGGAAGAAATGGCGCAGCAGGGCCTAATCACGATAGTCTATGGCGACATCATAACTCCTGAGCATATCGCCAATTGGTTCATCGAGCAGGCCCGGAAGTACCATATCATTGACATCGTGGCAGACCGATACCGGGCAGAGATAGTGAGAGACGCATTTCACAAGGCAGGTTTGCCGCTCACCATTGTCCCGGTGGGCCCTCCCACTCATGCGAAGATAGCACCATTGGTTACGACAATGTTTGCCGAAGAATCCATAGTCTTTGGCGATAACCCCACTATGCGCTGGTATGTCAGCAACACCTGCCAGGTGCTGGATGGCAAAGGGAATACAACCTATCACAAGATTGAGCCAAGAACCCGAAAGACTGACGGGTTCTTTGCTTTGATACATGCGCTGTCGAAAGACAGTGAGCTGAAAGACCCGGGCGATTTCAAGTTCCTGTCACTCGGCGTTTACACATACTAGAAAGGAGGGATTGCGGTGTGGGAATTCGACAGTGGTTCCTAGATTTGTTTGGCAAGGAAGGCACGCTGAGTTTGAGTGCTGTGGTGGCCAGACTTGCCACAGAGGTCTACTATAAGGAGCTGGCCGTCCAAGCCTGTGCTAATCTGATCGCCAAGACTCTGGCCCGGGCTGAGTTCAGAACCTTCCTGAAGGGCGAAGAGGTCCGGGAAGACATGTACTATCTGCTCAATATTGAGCCCAATCCCAACCAGAACGCCAGCGACTTCTGGCGAGACGCGGTGTACAGGACTGTCACAAGGAACGAGGCCCTAATCATCATGGCTGACAATTACCTGCACCTGGCCGATTCCTGGAATGTCGTTCCGGGTACATTCGTTGAAAACCTCTACACTGAGATACAGTTGGGAGAGCTGAAGGAGCCTTTGAGGCGGCGGGAAAGTGAAGTGCTGCACCTGCGGATGCACAACGAAAGGGCGCAGCAAGTCATTGAGGGCCTTTACAACTCTTACAGCAAGCTCATTGCTGCCGCGCAGAGGCGCTATCGCAGAAATAGCTCCAAGCGGGGGTTCCTAGAGCTGGGCACCAATTACCCTCAGACGGAGGAGGCACAAGCCGAGCTGAAAGACCTGCTGGAAAACCGCTTCAAAACGTTCTTCCAGCACGACGATGACGCTGTTCTTCCTTTGACAGGTGGGGCCAAGTGGCAGGAGCTGGAGACCACCGGTCCGACGGCCAGGGGGTCTGTTGAGGGCCGGGACATTCGGGAGTTCATCAACGATGTCTTCGATTTCACGGCTGTAGCTTTCCAAGTGCCGCCGCAGCTACTGAAAGGGAACGTGGCTGACACCCACGAGGCCATGAAGAACTTCCTGACGTTCTGCATCAACCCGCTGGCCGACATGATCGGCGATGAAATTAATCGCAAGATGTACGGAAAGAGGGATTTCAAGAAGCGCAGCTACGTCAAGGTGGACACTACGCACATCCGAGCGGTGGACATCAAAGACGTTGCCAATGCGTTGGATGTCCTCTTCCGCATCGGCGCCTACACCATCGATGACTGCCTGAAGTACTTGGGCATGGAGCCCATTGGCGGTGAGGTTGGCCAACAGAGGTTTG